GATCCTTATGTTAACCGGGTGTTCGATGTGAACATGTGGGAACGTGGAACCGCTTATCAAACCGTGGGAAAGTCATGGGAGGATTCTAAGATCTCTACTACACTCGGAAACCGTTTTAGATTAATGGATACTTTTCCGGTTGAACCGAGAGGACTTATAACCTGTAATTCGGGGTATTGGGTAGAGTGCTATTTCTTCGATTCCAATGGTATATTCATAAGTTCTCCGGGATGGGGACGTACGTCAAACTACGCACCCGCAGGGGCCGCATATGCCGGAATCGTTATCAAGAAAGCTACATCCGCATCTGAACCGGGCGGGTTAATCGAAGACTCCGACATTCCTTTAGCAAACGTTAAGTACGTTCGAGCATTCAAGAATCGTAGATACATAGTTAACGAACTAGACCGTACTAGCCCGGAAGACATTCTGTTAAGCGTGGATTATTGGGAACAGGGAACAGCCGGAGGCGGACAAGCAGACGCAGGTAAAACCTACGAGGAAATTAAAGCAACATCCGGAACCACTATAAGACTTAAACGTCCTATAAATGTTTCCCAGTCATCTAGTAGAACATCGGTATCGGGATTTTCAAGGTATATTAGGGTGCTAGACGCAGTAACTAAATTCCGTTTAGGCGAACAGATGAACAGCGCCGAGATGGCTTTACTTGCTGTTATTATTCAGAAAGACCCATCGGCTGCGATAACTCCATCGGAGATACCCACTTCTAGGCTAGTGTTGGAATTCGTACCACAGCCGAGAATCATCGTTCCTTATGGGTCTGCTACTTTGTTCATAAGGGGTCCTAAAATCCGGATGTACGACAACGCCGTGTTATCCCGGAACCTAAACCAAGAAGGGGAGATTGTTTTGCAGGGTGATGCGGTAATGGGCTACGACTTTAATTCGGGGTCGTGTATGTGTTCTAATGGTCACAGTGACGCAATAATTAAGTTACCATGAGATTCAGCGATATATTAACCTTTATGGATGAGCAAGCCGTGAAACTCGGCTTGCCTATCTATTTCGGAGATAACTACACCGTGAATGAAATGGTGAATGACATCTCCGGAATGTTCTTGACGTTCGATGTACCGGACGGCGGGATGTCTAAGTTACCGCCCGCTACCCGGAAGTACAACGTAGTGTTGCAGTGCTTGGACAAGTCATACTACATGGAGAATAACGCGGCGGAACTTGATACATTGGTTCGTACCGACTTGGCTTTAAACAAACTAATGAGTACTTTTGTCTGTCATTTCGAAGTTGACGGTCTAATCTTCCGAAAGGTTCAGAACATTTATGACTCGAAAAAGTCGGGGTGGCAAGTAACGTTCTCTGTAACTGATGATTTATTGAACTATGGATAAAGATATACTAGCCGCCGTTGAGCAGATTAAAAAGGAGATATTCGAGAGTTACATTTCGAAAGGTCTAGTCGCATCCGGCGAGTTCGGACGGGAACTAAAGGTTAATGATTTGGGCAACCGGGTAACGATCACAGCTCCGGCGCATGTGTATCAGATGGAATTGGGTAGGAAGGCTGGTGCTTTCCCGCCCGTTTCTGCTATTAAGAAGTGGATACAGGACAAGAACCGGACAGCCGGAACGAACATCCCGGAAGAAGCCGCATTCGCCATCGCCTATGTCATCAAACGGGATGGGATAAAAGTTCCTAACAAACATAACTCCGGAACGGTCGTTTCTGATGTTCTAAATGAGCAAAGGATAAAGCGGTTAACCACGGACTTTTACAAGATCATCAACGCTAAAATTTCTAACATCTTATTGAAATGAAGATACAATTACTTGAAACGAATCAGACTATCACAGGAATTGCCGGGACTTATGTAGTCACGCCAGGATTTCAGATACTACACTACAATAAGCCTTGCCTTGTCCGTATAAACGTGTTGAGCGACGAACCGCTAAACTCATGGGTAGAAGTGGCGGGCGCAGTAGTGGATAGCCTACCGGGTGCTACGCTTACCTTGCCTATCTTCGATAACAGCATCATAGACCTTAGCGTTATTGCCTCATATTTCACCACTTTTCAGAAGGACCTAGAAACGAGCACCGGAACGCAGGCGGCAAGATCCGTTACCCTTTTGTTCACGGTGAATCCAAACGGAGCATTGAAGCAATATTACTTCCGCATCCCTGTTATGAACATTGACGCTCCGAACCTTCGGAATGCAAAGGCCATGAATGGTACGGACTTCCTTAACGGCGAAGGCACGAAAGTTCCCGTAGCGCATGCGTTCTCCGACCAAGTTTGGATTTCTCCGATAGGCGTTAACACGACCTACGAATACGAGTTCGATGACGGCGTGCGACTGTATTATGAAAGACAGGGGGTCGAAGTAGAACCGGACGGCATACAGGGGACAAGCACAAAGTTAGAAGTGCGGAATGATAGCACATCAGAGCTGATGCTAACCAAGAAATATGCGCCGCTTGTACCTTCCGAATGTGCCATCACCTTCCGATGGCTGAACACCACAGGGTCTATGGATTATATATCGTGTCATAACTGGACGGTGACCCCCACGATCCGCAGGGATTCGCTAGGCGGTACGGTAACCAAGAACGAGATAACATGTATAATGCCCGTGAACAACGACAATTTCGCAGCCCTTTCGAGGCTAGCGGTTAGCCCGGACATACAGGTTAAGGGTATTCTTCCCAATGACAAGGCGTTAAGGGTATCGGGAAGTACGACATCCGGAATCAAGATATCCGCATCGGGACTAATGAGAACAGCAACTTTAAAATTTGTATATTGATGGAACTAGGAATAATGATAAATAGACGGATGTTGGACGGCGTAACGGGTGACTTAAAGTTATCCGTTGTGTCAGCCGACCCTTACACGATGTCACAGCCTACCCGCTCCTACTCCGGAACCATCACCGTTCCGAGGTCGGCGAACAACGACCAAATATTCAAGGGCATGCGGCATTTCGGTATGATACCCCGTGACTATCTCACCGAAACATGGCTGTTACCCGGCAATGAAGTGATTAAGGTTTTGAACGGGTACACGGCGCAGGTATTCATCGGAAACGTTCAAATTCCCGGTGATTTCCGGGCGAAGGTAACGTGCAAGGAAACGGGCTACGACATAGCCCTGTCACAGACAGCAGTAACCGCCGAACAACTACCTAGCCGCATTTTGTCGCATGCCGATATCAGAGGCGCAGGCGTGGGCGGAGCGTACAATGTGAACCTTAACCGGGTGATCGCTGATTCGTTCAACGCACCCGGATTAAACGTATACTTCCCGTATTACGCTGATAACATGCAGCCAATCATCCGTACCACCTACGAAACCAAACCAATGACAGACGTTTATGTAGGGCAAGCGATAACGCTAGCTTTCCGGTTTGCGATGAATACGGACGCCGGAACGAAGTACCTTAATAATGATATCGACATCATGGAATACGCTGTCCGTGACCCCGCCTCATTTCCGACACTAGGGAACTACGACACACTGTTCTGTGACCTGTCAATTCCGCAGGAAGTAATACTAGACGTATCATTCTTGGCGGGTACTCCGGTTAGCTTGGCGGTGCGTGACAAGACACACAAGCAGGTGGTTATTTCCCTGTCACCTGTCGGCGACTTAACCGATAAGACACACATCCGGTATGTCACTAACACGTCTAGTCCACAGATTCGCATAAGCGGGACTACTCCGTACACCGGGATGTACCTAACCACGTTGAGCAATACCATAGCGCTAGACGTGCACCCACCCGAAGATATGGATTCAGAGGCGGCGTTCCGCATTCCTCTTAAAATCATTAGCGTATCGGGCGGCGGGAACACCACGATCAATGGGGGATTGGGAACTGAATCGGCTAGGGAGTTACTGGATGGCTTTTGCAAGGCTATGATGTGGACTTATGAATTCACCATAACGGACACCGGAAAAGTAAGCCTGTATATCCGTGACCTTCTGCATGCGGACATAACGACCGCAGGATTCCGGAAGGGGATAAACGGAACGACCTTACAGGATTGGAGCGAGTTCTATGTGAGCACGGAGAAGATAGAGGATTCGTCCGGATTCGCCAACAGTATAAACGGCAAGATCGGTGAGAAAAACGTGTGGTACACGGTGACACGTGGGATGTTCACTACTCGTGCCGAAGTGTTTACGGCGGAACTTCCATACAAGATGGACCAAACACTACCACGGGCGATGTTCTTTAACACCAGTACAAACGTAGTTGCTGATTATTTTTACTCAAACAACTACTTGTATAACACGTTCCGTAAATACTATGACCTGTTTAAGTCGGGTATTGATGTGACGATAAATGCCAATATCCCGTTTTTCCGGTTTAAGAAGTTATACAGACCGGATGGTGCGATTTGGTTGGATGCTTTCAAATCGTGGTTTTACATCCGTTCGGTGTCGGACTATTCGGTTGCTACGGGTGATTGCAAGATTAAATTAACTAAGTTAAATATTTAACAGTATGGCAGAGAACGTTACATTATTAGACCTTTCGTTTAACACGGCGGACGCCGTGGACGGACTGGATAAACTCATCGCCAAGTCGTTGGAACTGTCCGATCAAAAGGCGCAGTTAACCAAGCAGATAAACGCCGAGAAGCTAGCCCTCGCAGGTGCTCGTCAGAATTACCGGGATAATCTCATAGACCAAACAGCCTATGAGAAAGCCCTGGCCAAATCATCAGCCACCATTGCAGGTTTTCAAAAAGACCTAGACGCAACCAACAGCAACCTAAAAGCGGTTAACGGGACGATTAAGGCTACCACCACGGTGATGAACAGTCAAGCCGAAACCGTAGAAACATTGCGGGCAAAGGTGGCGAAGAACACCATTGAATTGAATAAGATGTCAGTTGCCGAGCGCACCACAGGACAGTACGGGAAAGAACTGGTAGCCCAAACCAAAGAACTATCCGACAGGCTTAAGGACTTGGAAAAAGGGGTAGGCGACACGCGCCGAAACGTGGGTAACTATGCCGAGGATATAGAGAAAACTACGGGTAGCTTGGGTGGCTTGACGGGTGCAACCGGAATGATGGTGAAAGGTATGTCGGGCGGCATCGCATCCGTGAAAGCCTTCAACGCCGCGTTGATGGCGAATCCATTTGTCGCTATCGCTTCGGCTGTCCTGTTTCTGATCTCGACTATTGGAAAGCTAATGGACCGCAATAACGAACTAGCTACGTCCGTTAAAACGATTCTTGCACCGATTCAGTTGATCATCGCGAAAGTACTTGATGCGGTGGCGGCTCTGTTTGCCGAAATTGTGAAGGTTTTCGAGTGGCTGGCGGAAGCCTACATAAAGGTCTACAATTGGTTGGGACTGATCTCGGACGAAACAGTAGAAGCCATCAACACGGCTAAAGGGATGGTACAGGTTGAGCGGGACATCTATAATGCCGAATCGGACCTAATAGTCGTGCTAGCCCGGCAACGGCGGGAAATGGAGGCGCAAAAGGCTATCCTAGCAGATCAAACTAAATCCTCGAAAGATCGGCAAGCAGCCGCCAATGAAGCCTTAAGAATTTCCCGGGAGATGGAAGCGGCGGAACTGAAAATACTAGAGGCAAAATACCAGCAGATCAAAACGCAAAACTCATTGAGCTACACCACGGACGAAGACCGTCGGAAGGAGCTAGAGGCGTTGGCAGCTTTGGAAGAAAAGAGAGCACAGTACCTATCACAACGAAAGGAACTGACTAGTCAAGTCTCGGGGCTAGAGAAAGCGGATATAGCCGCCGTAGCAGCCGCAAACAAGGCGGCAGCGACAGCGAAAGCGGCCGCCGATAAGAAAGCAGCCGAGGACGCCAAGAAAGCGAAGGAGGATGCCGAGAAAGCAGCAGCAGCGAAAGCGAAAGCGATACAGGCGGAGGTTCTTAAAAGCTACGAGACGGGCATAACCGAGCTGCAACTTAAGATTCGGGAAAGTAACATCGGCGTCATTGACAAGCGGAAAGCCATCGAAGACCAAAACGAGATAAACCAAGCTATCTTGGCGAAAGAACGATTTCGTTTGGAGCAAGGACTAATTACGCAACAGGAATTCGATAACACTAAGTATGAGATGCAGGTTTCTTTGCAGGAAAAGACCTACGCTTTGGAACAGCAGGAGGCGGAACGGAAGAAACAAGCCGAGGCTATGAACGCCGAGAACCGCCGAGTAATCGCCGAGCAGAACATATCAAACGAGTACGAGTTGCGACAGATGCAACTAGATGCTCAGATGGCGCAGGAGATTGCGAACGCCGAGAAGATAGGAGCTAACACCGCACTTATCGAACAGAAGTATAACGAACTGAAACGGAAGAACGCCGCCGCTCGTTATAACGCTGAATTGACTATGGCAAGCGAAACCGCCGGGCAAATGTCTAACCTGCTAGGACAGGAATCCGAAGCAGGGAAGATTTTCGCCGTAGCGCAGGCAACGATCAATACCTATCTAGGTGCATCTAAGGCGATTGCGCAGGGTGGTATTTGGGGAGTAGCACAGGCGGCGATCGTTATTGCGGCGGGTCTGAAACAAGTAGCCTCCATCATGAAGGTAAAAGATGATGTCCCGAAGACACAAGCCTCTACACGGAAATTTGCCAAAGGTGGTACGGTATTTGGTGCACCGCATTCACAGGGCGGCGTAACTTTTACCGGATCAAACGGGCAGCAATTCGAAGCCGAAGGAGGAGAGAACATGTACATCCTTAATAAATCGGCATCCCGTGCAATAAATGCGCTGTCTGCACTGAACCAACAGTACGGAGGACGTTCATTCGGTAGGTCTAATGCGTATAAATACGCACAAGGAGGCGGTTTTGACGTACTTAGTACTAGCTCGTACACCACTTTGAACCGCCAAATGTCGAAGAATACGGTAGATTTATCGGATAAAACGATTAATCAGATAGCCGCCGCATTCGTACAAGGGGTGGAAAACGTTCCGAATCCGGTTGTTTCGGTGCAGGAGTTCAACGATGTAGCCTCAAATATGGCATTTATAAGGGAATCCGCACTTTAATTGGTGCGGCATCCTTTCGAAATCACGTAATTATCTAGTATATTTGCACAAATTAATTGATTGTATGGCAGATTTTGTTAAAGTACGCATCATAGAAGCCGGGGAAACCGCCAATTCGTGGGAGGACTTAGGCATAAACGGCGAATCACTGATAGGTAAGATAGTGATTACACCGGAATCTTTGGCATCTCTTGTTGCCTGTGGTAATTCTAGACCTATCCATTCCCGCAAAACGCACAACGGGGGTGACCTGTTGGACCAGTACATCGGCAAGTTTTCCAACTTCGTAGAAGAGGATGGCATTGTTTATGCCGACTTCGACTTTTCACCCGCTATGGTGGACGCTTACCCCGCGGAGGTAACCTTCATGCGCTCGCTTATCGAGAAAGAACCGGATATGTTAGGCGTATCTGTTGTGGATAACGATATCAAGCAGTGGAACGAAGAAACCGGAACTTGGGACGTAACCGAATTTTTAGAACTTTTTACTTGTGACTTGGTAGGATTACCCGCCGCCACAAGTTCACTATTTAATAACCAAAATCAAAGTAACAAGATGGGAATTTTTACAGGAATTTTCAGTAAATTCTCGGCAAAGACAAAATTAGCCGAGAATATCGTGGAAGCCATCAACGGCGAGAAAATCACGATTAAATCGGCGGGTGAAGAGGTCGCCGTAGGTGATGCAGTAGTAAATGCAGATGGCACGCCCGTAGCAGACGGAGAAATCACAGTAGTAACAGACGAAGGTCAACTCATTCTCGTGGTGAAAGACGGCGTGATCGAATCCTTTAAAGAGGTGGAAGAGGAAGTTAAGGAAGACGTAGAAGAGATGGCGGAGGAAACCGAAGATGACGAAAAGAAATCCAAAACACCGGACGAATTTTCTAAACGTCTTGGCGCACTGGAAAAATCTTTGGGTGAGATTAAAACGATGCTTTCCAAGCAGACCAAAACGCCAATCGTATCTAGTCGCACCGTAGGGGACAAAAGCAGCGCACAGGAGAAAACCAAGCTGTCAAACGAAGAGGCGAGAGCGAAAGCTAAGGAAGCGATGATTAAATTCGCTAAACAGAAGTAATCACTTTATAAATTATAGGAGGCTAAAATTATGGCAATGACTTTTACGGATTTAAATAATCTGAATATTAACAGCCTGTCTGACGTTATCTCTATGACTGTCGGATTGGTGGGAGAAATGGAGAGAGGCGCAACCGTTCTTGCAGGACTGGACAACAAAACGCCTATCGTGACATTCGCGGCTGATACTAAAGCACTTCGCAAGTCAGCAGGATGCGCCGGAACTTACGAGTACAACGCAATGAAGGATAGCGTTAAATACTACGATTTCCAACCTATCGAATTACCTATCGTTGTCTGCTTGCAGGACTTGTGGGGAAAGATGGTGGCTAAGGGCATCCACATCTCAGACGATTTCGATGAAACACAGTTAGCGGGATTCATGGCGGCTGAGGTACTGAAAGTATTAGAAGCTGACTTGCTCCGTTTGGCTTGGTTGGATGGAACTAAAGCGGCAGACGTTGCTTACAACATCTTCAAACGTGGTGGTTTCTTGAAACAGATGCAGGACAGCTCCGAGACGATCCTCGCCTTGACATTGGACGATAACGTTACAACAGGCGTAGAGGCAACTATGAAAGCCTTGATCGACTCTCAGCGTGCAGACCAAAAGGAAAACTCTGAGTTCTTCGTAACTTCTAACGTTATGCGCTTGTTCAAAAACTTGGTGCAGAAGAAGGATAACACAACCGCTCAGCAGAACATGGAGGACGGCAAGCCCGTTTACACTTTGGAAGGTTACCGCATCAATGAGTTGCCGCACGTGTCTGCATCAATGATCGCCGACGCAACCGATCAGAAAGCGTTCATCGCATTTACTCCGAAAACGAACATTCAGATCGCTTTGGAAGATTCAAGCGTGAACATTAAGCCGTTTATCCAAGACGCAAAAGACCGCAAGTATTACAGTACTACTGTCTTTGCTGCTGATGCGATGGTGGCTATTCCTCAGATTCTTAAACTCGCCACAACAGCGAAATAACAAGTAAATACCTAGAACTATGGCATGTATTAAACTCAATAAGGCTATCACGTTCGGGTGCGTAGGTGGCTCCGTCGGCTTGGCGGGGCTATACCTTGTTAACAAGGCGGACCTTGCCTCATTTGTGGTAGGTAGCGATATAGTAGTAAATTCTATTGCGCTCGTATCCGGTGGGAAGGCTATCCCGGTTGACTGTTACAAGAACGGTGCAAAAATCACGGACGCTTTGCGTTCGCTAGATGGTGCGGCGGGCATGGAACAGACGGTAACGATTACGGTTTATGATAAGTCAGCCGACGGCATGGCGATTCTTGAATCTCTTCTTTCCGGTAACTTCGTAGCTTTTGCAAAACTGAAAGACGGTGGTAACATTAAAGTCGCAGGACTTTACGCAGGACTAGAGGCGGCAAGCATGGACGGCGATACATCCGCAGCAGGCGGATTCGTAACCGTTACGCTGAAAACGCCGGATAATTCACGGGGTGATCGCAACATGGTTGCTTTGCCTGCTGTTTGGACTTACTTAGAAGCTAACAAATTAACTTAGTATTATGGGATGTATTAGTAATATCACAGGTGCGATTACCTACGACTGTTTAGGCGGTGCGGTTGGGATAGCTGATTTGTTGCTTATCAACTACTCAGACATTCAATCCATTTCCGTATCGGCAGGCGTGGCAACAGTTGCCCTTACACCGACCGGAAAAACTATCCGGGTCGCCTCGATCCGGAAAGGAGCGAACGCAACGGAAGCACCGAGAATCAATGAGAACGCACCGAACGCAATCGAACAGGCGGTAAACTTCACGGTTTACAAGAAAACGACTGCTGAAAACGTGTTCATCAACACCATTCTTAATTCCCGCTTGGTTGCGGTTGCTAAGATGGTGGAGACAGGCGTTTACCGGATATACGGCTGCAACTATGGTTTGGAAATCACCGGACTGGAAGAATCAGCGAACGAGAACGGCGGATTTACCGCTATCACATTAACCACACCGGAAAGTGTACTAGGTGAAGCACGAGCGAGCGTGACGGAATCCACTTGGAATACTCTCTTGGCTAAAGCATCGTAACTATGGCATGTTTGAAACGAATTTCACAGGACTTGGCGTTTGATTGCGCTAATCCGGGCTTAATCTCCGGTATCGCCGGAATAGAGGAAGCCGTACTGCTTAATTACGAAGATATTTCCAGTGTATCGGCATCCCCAGCAACCGGGGAAGCTATCGTAACAAAGAAAGCAGGAACGAGAGGATACACCGTACAAGCGGTAAAAAACTCAATCCAAGAAACAGAGGCGGCACGCATTAACGATAACGCTCCTACGATGTTGGAAATTACGGTTGTGATGAAGTTACTTTCATCATTGCCTATCGTTCCGTACATCATTGGTTTGGTATCGGGTGCATTCATTGTAGCAGTTAAGACGAAAAACAATCAGTATTTCGTACTTGGTTGCAACTCACCTTTGGAACTGTCCGATTTCGCTACGGACAGCGCAACTGATGGCGTATCAACAGCGACTTTAAAAACACCGGACGGTTCTTGCGGGGATTTCCGATATAGTATCACGGCGTCACAATATAACGCCCTAAAAACAGTATAACATCATGGCTAAGAAGAAAGCAAAAATAGCAGAACCAGTTGCTAGAGAATTGGTAGTTTTGACTGATGAGATCGAGATTTTGAATCTCTGTAAAAGTATCACCCGTTTAAACTTGGACCCTATGTGCCACATGGACCGGGCGTATGCTAAGAAATGGTACGAAAGCCACTATATGACAGGCGTACACGTTCGTTACGTTATGAAGTCGGGTCTTTCCATCAATCATGTAGCGGACGGAATTGTGTACCGGGCATTCAATTGTACGGACGCTATCGCCGAACGACTGATGAAGGAGAACGCCGATTACATTCCTTACTTCGACGATTTGGGACCTATCGGTGTGGAAGATGAACCAACGCCTATCCCGGAAGTTCCCGAAGAAGTAGCACCCGTAGAACCGGAGGCACCCGTAGAACCGGAAGAAAAGACGGACGAAGAACTGATAAACGAACTAGGTTAAACTAAATAAGGCAAGTTAATATGATAGCTCATAAGAAAGTAAATGTAATAGTCGATAGGGCTTTAAAGATTAACGCCAAAGTTTCCGAGAAAATTGTGGGATACGGGGATGGCAACCTGTATCCCCAAATTATTTCCGAACTGATATATGCGAGTAAAACCGCATCTTTGAGCGTTGAGAGATTAAGCGAAGCCATCGAATGTGAAGGATTCAAAGATCGTGCATTCGGCGAGTTAACGAACGCCCACGGTGACAACATGGACGATATTCTGAATATGCTTGCCTACGATGTTGCCCGCTTTCGTGGGTGCGCTCTAATCGTGCAGTACGGAGGTGATTACCGTCCGAAGATGATTTACCCGGTCCCGTTTGAATATGTGCGTGCAGGGCTTAACAAGGACTACCTAACGAATCCCGTTATTCATAAATGGGTCGTGTTCAACAATTGGGACCGTCAGAATATCAAGTCTACTCAGCTGGACAAAACCGCCGTTACCTATCCCGCCTTTGATCCGGACAATTTCGCCGCCGAAGTGGAAGAATACGGAGGTATCGAGAATCATCCCGGACAGCTCTTATACATCAACTTTTTCACCACGAAGCCTTACCCGCTTTCTCCATTCCACGCCGTCCAGTCGGAAATGCAAGCCGAGGCAATGAACAGTACCTATGTAGAACGTACCTTGACACGTGGATTCCACATGTGCAGCATCATTTCTCACGGTGACTTTAACGAACAGGAGGAACAGGATGCCTTCGTTAAGGGTATCGCCGAAGTGATGGGTGCGCAGGGTGCAGGTTCCGCCGTTTTGGTGAGAGACGATAACGCGCTTTCTCAGAAGCCATTTATTAAGGTGGACCAGTTAGGCGTGCCGATCGATGCGAACCTGTATAAAGCCTACAACGAGCCATTGAAAAAGGACATCGCCTCACAAGCGTATAACATTCCTATCCCTTTGGTTGACTCCTCCCTTATCTCGTTTTCGAACGCATCCGGCGAAGTCGTTAAGGAGATGCAGAAGGTTTACAGGCGTTCGGTTACGAAGTTGCGTAGCAAGTTAAGCAGAGAGATTGCTCGTGCTATGGACGTGCCAACCGAATTATGTGAGATTTACAACGAACTTGAGGAATCTACTACGGTAGCCTCACTAAATACAGAAGGAAATGAGTAGTTTTGCACCAGTACTTAAGAAGTTCCGAGAGCTATTCGATATAGCGGCGGACGTGAAAGATACTGAAATTAACAAGAGTATCCAAGAAGCGGACAAGCTGGATATAAAGATAGCTCTTTGCGGCGATACGTTCTTTTCAGTACCTAGTGACTTGGGAGGCGGAGAGGGTATGACCGATATACCCGCCGGGACTGATTCTGATTCCAATTATTCGTTGGATGTTGTAATAGACGGAAACACCTATAATATTGTTCCCCTTTCCACAATCCTGTGTTACTACGCTTTCGTTCGTTATCTGAAAGCGGCGGATCAAAAGAGTACATCAACAGGATTAAAGATACAACAATACGGCAATTCGGTAGTCATTCCCGATTACAACAAAAACAAACGATGGGAGGAAGAACGTGGGAAAGCGGATGCTTTCATAGAAGATTTTCACGACGTGTGGGAGAAGTATAAAGCCGCCGATAATCCGCCGAAAGATGCATGTTGTAATCCTGTTAAACCTTACCGAGTTTGCTTTATTACTTAACATTTTGAGGTTATGAAAAAGGAAACAAAGGAAGATGTTCAGATTTGGACGGCGGTAGGGATGCTTATCGCCGGAGTAAGTTTGTCAGTTGCGGGATTTTTAGTAGAACCGCTTGGAATTATTCACGATTCGGTTTTATGGTTTTTCGCACAATGTTTGGTTTATGCCGGGTCAATATTCGGCGTGTACATCTACGTAAACGGTCGCGTTCATAATGCGCTAAAAGACTTCACAGAAAGGAACAAGGAAGATGATAAACAACAGCAATAAAGTAGACGCCATTATTATCCATTGCTCGGCCACTAGGGAAGGGCAAGACATTGGCGCAAAGGAAATTGATGCCATGCACAAGCAGCGAGGCTTTAACGGCATCGGCTATCACTATGTTATCCGTCTAGACGGTAAGATCGAAAAGGGACGGAATGAAACCGCAATCGGTGCTCACTGCAACACAAAAGGCTTTTCTAAAGAATCATATAACCGCCATTCGATTGGTATCTGCTACGTAGGCGGTTTGGATAAAGACGGGAAGGCGAAGGATACCCGCACGCCGGAACAAAAAGCGGCGTTGATAGACCTAATCAACGACATATGTAAACGTTATCCTATCGTGGAACTGTTGGGTCACCGTGACACGTCCCCCGATAAGAATGGAAGCGGCGAGGTAGAACCTTTCGAGTTCATTAAGATGTGTCCCTGCTACGATGTGCGGGCGGAGTATGGAACATTCATGAAAAACGTAATCATCACGCCATGAGCAAATATTTAATCGCAGGTTGCCTACTACTTCTCATAGTAGTGGGCATCTTATATAATAAGGTGGAAAGCCAAAAGAAGGAGATACGGCGGCTAGATAGCAATATAGAAGCCATTAATACCGAGGCTACCCGGTTCAAAACGAAAGCCGGAAAGGACGCCGAGACGGTCCAAGCCCTAACTTTGAAAAGTAACGAACTGGAATTATTTAACAGTCGTTTAACAGAACAGGTTGCAAACCTACGTCTAAAGTTAAGGGACGTTAAGGCGGTACACACCATAGAATCAGAGTTACGGATAGATACGGTAGTAGTAACAGAGAAAACGGAGGTCCCGAACCAGTATAAGTTCTCCTACGATGATTCTTGGAACAAAATTAGCGGCGTAGTTTCCCCGGATACCACCAAATTAGAATTTAGTTCCGTCGATACGCTAGACGTAATTAGCCATGTTAAGCAGAAGAGATTCCTATTTTTTAGAATTGGGAAGCCCAAAATACAGACCACAGTCACAAATCAGAATCCAAAATCACGGTTACACGTCCGATTTAGTGCTGAATTGTAATGTCGAGATGGCAAAATCGAGTTAAATAAATTAACCTATCCATAAATCTATCCCTGTAAGTCATTGATTTGCAGGGATTTAACATTTATACAGATAGGAAACACTTTTTCACCTATCCTCGTAACTCACTAATCTTAAGGCATTTATACTAATATGGATAGATGTGATAGGTAATTTCCATGTATATATGAGAAAACTTTTATAGTGTGTATTTTTAGCTTGTGTAGATAATTTATCAATCAACATACACACTTTTACGTTATACTCTTGAGAAGTTTGCAGCAATCTATCCACTTTTCCATAAATCACTGATTTGCAGCAAGTTACAATGATTTTAAGACTTTTTAATCTATCCACCCATTACGTAACTCGCTAGTAATCATAGGCTTTAAACGGATAGTTATCTATCCACGCCTCAAAATCACCCCGAATAGCTAAGAAAAGTTAATGATACGATTTCTTTTGCCCAAATTGTTGCAGATTCAAATAAAAGCAGTATCTTTGCAGCATCGAATTACAAATGAAACGGGTCATCAACACTCCGAGGTGACACAAAAGTAACGATACGAGCGTTCACGGGTCATTTGCAAAACAATCAAGTTATGAGAAAAGAGAGAGTTAATCTTTGCAAGCTAGAGAAATTTTATTATGACGAGGCTTGGTTGCACATCAACACGCAATTAAAAGCCACAGACGTATATAACAAGTTCAGTTCACCGTTTCGGCTAACGACCGAAGAGTTATTTCGTGAAAAGCTAGCGAGGGAGGACGGCGGAGAAAAGTTTGAATTTAAAATTCGTGCGTTCATCTATCCGACAGCTAACAAGTATCGTTCGGTTTACGCCGGAGCGGTGGAGATGGCTTACAAAGATTTTTTGAGTACGTTTCACAAATCTAAGAATTTTTAAAAATGGAAGAAGTAAAACCAAAGTTGATTAGAATCAGCGAAGCAGCCCATATGATAGGGCTAACGGAAAATGCCATCCGGTACAAAATTAGGCAAGGTCATTTAAGCGAGTATAAGAACCAACAGGGGAAGATTCGCGTAGACGAGAACGAGATAACTAACAAATATTTAACATTTAAAAAACAGTAATCATGAAAGTAACGATTAGCATTGACGAGCAGAGTTTAGGTAATGAGATGAAATGTGCCTCAGATTTTCTTCTCGCACTGGCGAACGAACGTAACCAAGCGAACGGTTTCCCCACCTTTGGAGAAACACCGAAGGAAGTACCGACAGGGAAAGCGATAATCTTGGAAAGCAAGAAGGCACCCACCGAAGTGGTAGAGGAAGAAATCACCCACGAGGAAAAGGTAGCGGCTTTAGCTAACAAGGTAGTGGAAGCTACACAGGTGAAAGGGGAAGAAGCACCGGAAGCACCGGGAGATGACTTGACTTATCACACGGTAGACGCCGTTTGTGCAATGTCTGAGGAAGAAATGAAAGCCGTTCCTACACAGGTGCTTTATGACATCCTAACTGGGCATTTCAATATTGATCCGGCGGAACGTCCCGGTAAGAATACGAACGCCAAATTGAGGGGCTTATTGCTGTCCGCTATTAACGCCGAGGCCAAAGAAGAAGAAACGGTAGCAGAGGAAGAGAACGCACCACAGACGCAAGCTATTGAACCACAGGAAGCAGAAGAAGTTCCGGAAAAAGCAGCACCCGCCGAAGATTTTCCGGAAGTGACGATCGAGATGCTGAGAGAGAAAGCGACCGAGTTAATCCGATTGAAAAAGCGTCAAGCCGTTGCGGACGCATTCGCCGAATGTGGAGCGACTAACTTTGGGACATTGCAATCAGAGCGTTATAACGACTTTTACGAATTGATATGTCAAGCATAAACCATTCCGAAAGGGGACACGCTGTTTTGTCCCCTTCATCCTCCGAGCGTTGGCTTAATTGCACGCCGTCCGCACGCCTAGCGGAAGCCGCCGGAAGCAAGACAAGCGAATACGCCGAGGAAGGCACGACAGCGCACGAATTGGCTGAATATGCGCTGAAAAGTTGGATAAATGGAACGTTTTACCCCGAATGCGACGAGATGCCCGTCCCGGATGAAATAGCCAAAAACAAGTACTTCTCAGAGGAAATGAGAGATGCGGTAGGCGAATACGTTAACTTCGTGGCGGGAGAATTCTACGAGATGCAGAAAGGACCGCTTGGAGGACCAGTGGCAACACACCTAGAGGAAAAGCTAGATATCTCTAAGTTTGCACCGGAATCGTTCGGTAGTGCCGATGTTACACTGTTATCCTCTTCTATTTTGCACATCATAGACCTTAAGTATGGAAAAGGGGTGAAGGTCCCGGCGGAAAGCCCACAGTTCAAAATGTACGCACTTGGTGCGCTTGCCAAGTTCAACAATGGAAGTATCAAGTACGTTCGTATGTCAGTGGGACAGCCTAGATTACACCACTACGATACTATCGAAATGTCGGTCCCCGATCTGCTAGAATGGGCTACGAAGATATTGCAGCCTAAAGCCAAGCTAGCGTTCGAAGGAAAGGGAAAGCAGGTGGTAGGAAGTTGGTGCCAGTTTTGCCCGGTGAAAGCCACATGCCGAGCGCAAAAGGATGAGATAGCCCGTGACTTCGAAGAACATCCCGACACATTGGTTATGACTGATGAGGAAATTGTCGATATGCTTGGTAAACTGGATAGGTATAAGTCGTGGCTTGAATCTCTCAACCAATACGCATATAGCGAGGCTATGAGGGGAAAGAAGTGGGAAGGGTACAAGCTAGTTGAGGGACGGACAGCCCGGAAGATAGTAGACCCCGATAAGGTGCGTAACATCCTTCTAAAAGAATACCTAGAAGACGAAGTGCTGAACATCAGTCTGAAAGGGATCACCGACCTAGAGAAGCTAGTGGGAAAGAAGGTTTTCACCGCCAAATTGGGTGAATACGTTAAGTCTCAGCCCGGTGCACCTAAACTTGTCCCGGACAGTCACCCCGGTAAGGACTATGATGTATCAAGTGATTTCGACATCGAAAGTTAATCAACGTTAACAGTTTTGTCAAAATTTGGAAGTATCAAAAACTTGTCATATATTTGCAGAGTCTTAAAGAAACAGTAATAACAACAAATTTAAAAATTTACGATTATGGGAAAAAAATTAGTTTTAAAAAATGTACGCTTTTCATGGGTACGGGTATTTGAAGCAAGAGACGCATTCAACAGTGGTAATCCTCGTTACGAAGTAACACTGCTCATTCCGAAGTCTGACAAGGGACAGATTGCCAAAGTAAACCGCACTATCAAGGAGTTGCAGGATGAATATAAAGCCGAGCATCCGAAATTCAACATCCCCACAACCGGAGCAGCCGGAGAAAAGTGGAATCCTATCAAAGACGGTGACGATACGGCACATAGCGAAAACTTCGGTTATATCATGATCTCCGCTTACCGCAAAGAAAAAGACGGACAGCCGCTATTACTTGACAAGTTCAAACAGCCGTTGACAAAGAAAGAACAAATCTATTCCGGTTCTTGGGGAGTTGCCTCGATTGATGCCTATGTCTATGACAATGCCGCCGGAAAGGGAATTTCATTCGGTCTGAACGGTTTGCAGAAGGTGAAAGATGATACCGCATTCGGAGGCGGCGCCGGAAACGTGGAAGATGATTTCGACGATGAATCGGAAGACGGAGATGACCCGTTATTGCAATAACATAAAATAGGAATAGACCACGCCTAACCAAAAGAGGGTCACCCATTTTATTTAATCCATTTTATTATTTAACAACCAATAAGTAACAAGTGTGCAGAGGGTGGTGTGAGTAGAAGCACGCCACCCTTTTTAATTAAAAATAAAAAAGAATCATGAGAAAAGTATTTATTGACTTCGAAACATTTTCCGATGTAGACATCAAAAAAGGTGGCATGTACAAGTACACCGAATCGGACGCTTTCGAAATATTGCTTATCGGTTACGCCATTGATGATGGAGAGGTCCACGAGATCGACCTTACACAGTACGAGGATACTACGGAGTTCTTCGAACTGGTGACAGCATCTGATACCCTTATATATGCCCACAACGCCACATTTGAACGTCTTTGTCTCCGTAAATACGGTTATGACATCCCGGCTACGAAGTTCCGTTGTACGGCTACCCTGTCCTTGTATGCAGGATTCCCCGAATCATTAGGCAAAGTGTCTAAAGCGATGAAGCTAACCGACGGGAAATTAGACACTGGTCTGAATCTTATCAAACTGTTTTGCCTTCCACAAGCAAAAGGAAAACGCATTTACCCGGAAGATTACCCGGAAAAATGGGAGGCTTTCAAGGAGTACTTAAAGTATGATATCCTATCAGAGAGGGAGATCGAAAGCAAATTGCGCCATATCGAAATACCGGAGGCGGAAATCATAAACTACGGCGTTGACCAAGAAATTAACGACCGTGGTAGTCGGATAGACATCCATTTGGCATCAAAAGCAAAAATACTGTTTGACGAGTACATCCACAGGATCGAAAGCGAAATCGAGAAGGAATTCGGAATAACTTCCCTAAAGTCATCCAAGCAGATAGATGCGTTCATCCTTAAACTTACCGGGAAACATTTCGATTCCATCAACAAAGACACAGTAGACGGTATCATCAAAGAATGTGATAACGAAGATGTAACGAAGGTACTAGAGGCACGCAAAATCGTGTACAAGACATCCGTAACCAAGTTCGGTGCGATGCTCGACTGTGTTTGCCGGGATGGTAGCGTTAAGGGCTTGTTCCGATTCTACGGAGCTAACCGTACCGGACGATGGGCGGGCCGCATGGTCCAAATGCAGAACCTAGCTAAGAACCATTTTAAAACGGTGGAAGAACTAGAGGCGGCACGAGAAGCTGTTAAGAGCATGGAACTAGACGACTTACTGTTATTCTACGATAACATCCCTTATTTGCTATCTCAGTTGTTGCGTACGGCGTTCATTGCCCGCAAGGGGTACAAGTTTAAGGTGGCTGACTTCTCGGCGATTGAAGCCCGTGTAATCGCTTGTCTAGCCAATGAAGAATGGCGTGTCGAAACATTCCGTAGGGGTGGAGATATCTACATAACATCAGCCGCAAGAACGTTCGGTTTAGATGAATCCAAGATTGACAAACATTCGCCGTACCGCCAACAGGGTAAGGTAACCGAGCTAGCACTAGGGTACGGCGGATGGGTATCAGCTATCAAGATAATGGATAAAAAGGGAGCTATCCCCGAAGAGGATATTAAAGGAATTATCTTAAAATGGAGGGACGCATCCCCCAACATCGTGGCATTATGGCGCACCCTAGAAAATTCGGCAAAGCGTGCCATCCTTGCAAAACGGGAAGTTCCTGTAATAATAGCAGGTCGCAAGGTTTGCACCTTTTACTGGATTCCACAGTTTAATACGTTGGGCGTTCGCTTACCGTCCGGTCGTTCCCTGCATTATCCGTTCGCCTCAATCAAGCCAAAGACCATCAGATACCCCAATGGGGACACAAGGGAAGTAGAGGCTATATGTTACTACGGAATCGCCGGAACAGCCGATAAAGGGCATCCCGTGGGAGCTTGGTGCGAGTTGGATACATACGGCGGAAAGCTGACCGAAAATTTAATTCAAGCAGTTTCACGTGATCTTATGGCGTCCGCATTGAAAAATGTATTATCTTTGGACCCCCACTACGGAGGAATTGTCGGGCACATCCACGATGAACTGATAGCCGAAGTATTGGAGGATGGCGGTCCAAGCCTCGATGATGTGTGTATTGCGATGTGCATTTTACCGGATTGGGCAAAGGTTTTCGATATACCTTTAAACGCCGAAGGCTTCGAAAGTTACTATTATAAAAAGGACGATTAAATAATTTAGTTATGGAAAAATACAATATCTCTGTCGGTGGTGGTGCCCGTTCAACGAATTGGAAAAGGAAGTCTTACACATGGGATGAGCTGATAGGCATCCTTTCCACGCCGAAGGTGGATACAGAAACCGTCAGAGAATATGATTTGCTAGCAAAGTCGGAAAGGGCTATCCGCAAAGACAAGGGCGGTTTCGTAGGTGGCACGCTTTCCGGAGGTCGCCGCACCAAGAATTCGGTAACATCACGATCACTTATCACATTGGATGTTGACTACGGGAACGATGATTTCTTTTTCGATTTCTCTATCAAGTTCGGTTGCGCCGCAGCCATCTATGGTACACGTTCCGATAGACCGAACAAGCGTAGATTCCGCCTTATTATCCCTTTGAATAGGGAAATAGATACACGGGAAGAGTACGAGGCTTGTTCACGCAAAGTGGCGGAAATAATGGGGATCGAACTATTCGACCCGACTACGTTCCAAGCCGAGCGTTTAATGTTTTGGGCTACCATTTCCTGTGACCAACAATTCTATTTCGAGCAGCAAGAAGGCGAACCACTGGATGTAGACTACATCCTAGACTTGTACGGAGGCGGTGAGGCTTGGCAAGACGTTCGCCTATGGGCGTTCGCTGACAGCGAAGAGCAAACGGTAAGAACGCTCATCAAAGAATCAGCCGACCCCACAACCAAGACCGGATTAATCGGTGCGTTCTGTCGCGTTTACACCATACAGGGAGCGATAGAAAAATATCTGTCCGATGTTTACGAGGAATGCGGTAACGACCGATACACATACAAGGGTGGAACATCCGCCGCCGGAATGGTAGTGTATGAAGATAAATTCGCTTATTCCCACCATTCAACTGACCCCATCGGAGACGGACACACATACAACGCTTATGACTTGGTACGTGTTCACTTGTTCGGACATTTGGGGAAGAAGGAGAGCGAGACGGCAATGAATCAGCTAGTACATGAGGATTCGGAAGTCGTTAAGGAACTAACCGCCGTAGAGGATTATCTAGGCGATTTCGAGGAAATTCCGGACGAAGCCATTGCAGAGACAGAGGAAGAAACGGAAATCGAATGGGACCTTGACTCAAAAGGTAACAAGACCAATACGACGGTTAACTTTATCAACGCCTTTAAGTCTGACCCGTTATTGAACAAGTTACTTGCTTATGACCTTTTCCGTGACGTGGTGGTTTATACCCGCACACCGTACTTTGACAAGACGAAAGTAAAAGGTGACGTACTGGACGATACCGGGGTAGCTGTTATCAAATGTAGAATCGAACGCCTTCACCGCCTGTATGCGAAAGACAGGTTAAACGACGTGATCGAAGTACTGGCTTTGGAGAATTCTTTCCACCCGATTAAAGACTATTTGAATGGTTTGGAATGGGATTTTATTCCAAGAATAGACACGTTCATGCACGATTACATGGGTGCCGAACAGAACATTTACACGGCAGAGGCATTCCGTAAAATGCTCGTGGCGGCGGTTGCCCGCATCTTCGAACCGGGAACAAAGTTTGATACGGCGTTCATCATGGTATCAGAGCAGGGCGTAGGTAAGTCAACTCTTATACAGAAACTTGCGAACGGTTGGTTTAACGACTCGCTTGTTTCGATGGAGGGCACGAAAGCCTATGAAGCCCTACAAAAGTCTTGGCTTGTGGAGCTTGCCGAACTGTCAGCCCTAAAGAAAACCGACATAGAGACGATGAAGAATTTCATCTCTAAAACGGAGGATACCTATAGGGCGGCATATGCGATGCGAGTTAAGACACACAGACGGCAATGTGTTTTCTTTGGGTCCACCAACAATGATGATTTCCTTAAGGACCCCACGGGAAGCCGCCGATTCTTTCCGGTCCCTGTGAGACGTGTTCCGGCATCTGATATATTTCTGAATCCGAAACGGAAAGCGGAATTTCAAGTTATCGTGGACCAACTTTGGGCGGAAGCGGTAGAATTGTATAAAGCCGGCGAAAGTCTTATCCTGTCACCGGAAGCCGAGGAGATAGCTAACGGTAAACGTGAAGAATTTACCGAGAAGGACCCGCAAGAAGGTTTGGTATTCGAATACGTTAACCGCAAGTTCCCCGCCAATTGGGAGGATATGTATGTAGCCGACCGTTTGGATTTCGTTAACGGAGTGGGATTGCAACCGGAGGGAACCGAGATACGGGACAGCTTTTGTGCCTTCGAAATATGGGTGGAATGCTTAGGAAACAAGCGTACCGACTTCAACGTGGCAAGGGCTAAACAGGTAGCGAACATGCTGAAACGGGCGGGATTTAAACCCGACAAGCAGAGAAACGTAAAACTGTACGGTAAGCAAACAATGTTTGTGCGGAGATAGGATACATATACCGAATAAAGCATTATCTTTGTAGCACCATTGAGATATATAGTATTTATTGATAATTCACGGGGACGGAGGTCCTCAGCATGAAACTAATTTTGTCGAATGCTTTTCATTATTTTTCCACCCTTACACAGCCGAGACGGTCCTGTAAGGGTGGTTTTTTATTGTATCGTTAATCAAAGTTAATTCTTTGTTCAAAATTTGGCAAATTCAGAAACCTGCCCTATATTTGCATCATCAAAGTTAAACAAGTAGTAACAATTAAAAAATATAAGATTATGAAAGCTGGTAAAGTTTACATCATTGAATTTAGAAACTCAGAAGGTAAAAGAGATTATCAATGTTACACAGAAACAACTATAAAGAAAGTTTTCGATGTGGCGTATAGATACTGTAAAGCAAATAAATATGAACTAATAGGAGTAAGGGAGGCTTAAGATATGAAGACAATTACATTAAAAGCTAAGTTCAAAATGGGAAGCAGAATCAAATCTATTAAGGTAGACCTAAAATTCCGGAAGGATAAATATCCATGTTTTGGTGAACTAGTTGATGAATTATATTGCACGAATTCTCCAAAATTAAATGAAATGTTCGAGAACGGGTACTTAATCGGAGTAGAACAAATATTAGACTAATCATTAACCGGGCGGGAAACCGCCCACAAAATCAAAGGATATGAAACAGGTACTAAACGTTTTGGGATTCATCGGAATCTGTGTATTAATCACCGCTTATATTTTATTTGTATGTTGAGAATCGAAAAAGTAACCATCATTAACGGCGAGGTATGGGATACCATAAGTAAGACGCCTATCATGGTCTCCGGGCTTACTCCGGAAGAGTTCAAAGCGAATGTAATGGCACTATTCAGATGTGACCGAGTATTATTAACTTATACCGTAGAAGAAGATGAAAACAAGGATTAAAAAGATTAACGAACAACGCGAAGAACGTTTCTGTGTTCAGGAACTAGGTAGTGATAGACAATTCCGCACCATATACGGCGGGTGCTGCAAAACCTTAGAAGAGGCGCAAAAGGTTCGCAAAGCGTACAAGCTAACCGCAAAGCGGGTACAACAGTTCAACGCTAAGTTCCAACACCAAGTACTTACATTCCCGGTAGATTATGAAAAGTGCAGAGACAAGTGAGAAAGTATTCGAGCGTACCCTTTCAAAGTACGTGGATGACATGGGAGGGATGGCGGTTAAACTGCTATCTCAGTTCCTCCGAGGCTTGCCGGACAGGATGTTTCTTTTGAAAGGCGGGATAGTGGTTTTTGTGGAATTCAAAAGCACTGGAAAGAAGCCCACCAAGATACAGGAATACGTTCATAAGAGAATACAGGCTTTAGACTTTCCGGTCCTTGTGGTGGATAGCGTAGAGACATACGAGAAAGCTAAGAATCTTATAGACCATTTAATTAAAATGAGCGAAGTATATGGAAGATAGGACAGAATTTATGCAGCATTTCCTTGCACTCGGCTTTATTAAAGTCGGTCCGTGGAACCTTAGAAAGAAGCAGGCTAACGGGTGGGACCGGGTAAACATCTACTTCAATCCCGAGGATATGAACGTTCGGGTAACCATTGATAAGGATGTACTAATGTTCCGGTTACGGTATGATCAATTCAAAGACGCCCCAACCGCGTACAACGCTTTGCGAATAATCGTTCATAGGGAGATAGTTAATTCGATTGATAAAAGACTAAATGAAATTTTGTAGTATGGATAGAGATGATTATTTTCGTGCCTCAAAGTTAAATTATGATATAGAGAGAAACGAGGAAGCGGTAACCGAAATAACATCGTGGTTAGAGAGCGAACGTTTCGAAGGGGTAGTACTATCGTTCGTAAATGGCGACGGGGTGCATCATAGTGATTCGGTTGTGCTAGAGGACGATATGGCAAGGGACATCGCCGAATATGCCCGTAAAAGAATCCGGCAAGTATTAAGAAAACAGAATCAAGAATTTAAAAATTTATAGGATTATGGCGGTAGATTTTAGAAAGAAACTAAAGGAGGACCGGATAGCCTTGTTCGTGGATAACGTAACAAAGATGGCGAACAACACCCCAGCGGACGGTTACATGATCGGTGAGGCCGTGGGACGGTTACCGGATAACATTAAACAGTTCTTGTTATCAGAGGTTCCCGATAAGGTCCTCCGGGCTGAGTATTCCCGCCGGAACTTGGGTGACTTGGAAGGTGCGGCGATGGTCCAGTCGGCAGACGAACTGAAAGAAACATTTCGGTCTGAGGTTTACAAGAATAACAAGCTACACACCGTAGCCGACTTGTTAGGAACTGATTGCGTAAGACCGGACCTTCTCGAAACGGTGGAAGCACTTATCAAGCTGTTTCCGGAACGGTGGACGCTAGACGATTTATTAGATGAACTTTATACAAAAAGCATTGGATTATGAAATATTATGATGAATTATTAAAAGATGTGCAGGACTTCGTAGACACGAACCTAGCAAAGAAATTCGTTATCAAGAAAGGCATGTTCGAAGGCGAGGCCGTAACCATAGCCGGGTACACCAAGCAAGACGGGCTAGGTGCTCCTTCCATCATAGTGGAATTGCCCGATACCCTTCCGATGAATAACCGTGGGTGGTCCCCCGAAGATAAGCAAGGTTTATATGACCGGATGATCCTAGACGCTGACCCGTTGACAAGTTATTGGTACGTTGATATTAATGACCTAGAAGATGTTGAATAGAAACCAACTGCATAAATACCAAGTGCAAGGAGTAGAGCATATCAAGGATAATCCCGAATGCGCTCTATTCCTTGACATGGGACTAGGGAAAACGGTTACCACTCTGACCGCTATCTCCGATATGATAGAATACTTCGAAGTGACTAAGGTACTTATCGTTGCGCCTAAACGCGTCGCCGAGGTGACGTGGGCTGATGAGATAACGAACTGGTCCCACCTTCACAACCTTCGTATATCTGTCATTGCCGGGACACAGAAGAAGCGGATAGCGGCGGCGCATGCTGATGCGGACGTGTACACCATCGGACGTGATAACCTTGTTTGGTTGTTGGAACACTTCGGAGGCGTTAAGGTCCCTTTCGACTGCATCGTGATCGATGAGCTATCGTCATTCAAGAACCACCAGTCGGAACGCTTTAAAGCTATGAAGAAGATACGCCGATTCGCTACCCGGATCATCGGGCTAACCGGAACGCCCGCTCCTAATGGTTTGATAGACCTTTGGGCGCAAATGTTCGTCATAGATGGAGGCAAGCGGCTAGGCAAGTCTATCACCGATTACCGGGCTAACTACTTTAAGCCCGGCGCGCAAAATGGTGGCATCGTCTATAACTATAAGCCGCGGGAAAACACCGAAACGGAATTGTCCGAGCGTATCGCCGACATCACCCTTTCGATGAAAGCCGTAGACTACTTGGATATGCCGGAAGTAAGTTACCTGTATGACAGGGTGGCATTGTCTGACAGCGAGTATGCAGCGTACAAGGAATTCGAGAGTGAGCAGGTACTAGCCATGTTCGATGAAATGGGAGATGAGAAGGAGATAACCGCTATGTCCGCCGCCGCTCTGTCGAGCAAGTTACAGCAGTTCGCAAGCGGTGCTCTGTATGATGCAGACCGGAAGATCATAAAGGTGGGGGACGCCAAGATCGAGATGCTTGTGGAGATGGTAGAGGCGTTGAACGGGTCGCCAGTGCTTATCGCTTACAACTTCATTCACGAGGCTGAACGTATCATGAAAGCACTAGCCAAGCTAAAGCCTGTCCGGATCGGTGGTGATTCGAAAGCAGACGCCACGACCGTCATAAAGGACTGGAACGCCGGAAAGATAAAGGTCCTCATCGCTCATCCCGCCTCAGTGGGTCACGGGCTGAATTTACAGAAGGGTGGTAACAACATCATTTGGTTTGGTACTACTTGGAATTTGGAATTGTATCAGCAGTTCAACGCCCGCTTGTGGAGACAGGGACAGACCAAGCCCGTGTTCATTCATCACATCATCGCCAAGCGCACCATAGACGAGAAGGTAGCTAGCAGGTTACAGGAAAAAGCAGGTACACAGAATATGTTAATAGACACTATCAAAGAGATTGTTTCACAGTATAAACGTTAATGGACGTTACTGTGAAACATCGGTCCACTAATGAATGTTAATACTTTGTTCAAAATTTGGCAAAACCAAAACTTCGCCGTACATTTGTCATATAGAAATAAGAATAACAATCTAAATAATAAAGATTATGAGACGTAACGACCAATGGAAACCGAGATTTGTAACAACATTCAGAGTAGAGATGATAAACGGCCACTATGACCTAGAGACCCTTCATCTATATGCGATGAACCGAAACGCAGCTTACCAACAAGCTAGAAGATACATCAAGTCGCAGGGTGGTGGAATGACTCTTGTATCATTGTCATATTAACTATTAAAATACAGGATCATGGAAAATTATAGAAATGCAGTTCAGAAAGTAGCCAAGATGAAAGAGCTTGGTATATTCGATAAATGGGTATCCAACACGGATAAGCGGGCCACGGAGGTCAAGCTAAACTGTGTACAAAGGAGAAATATGTTATTAACTACCTACCCGTATCTATCCGATATGATAGAAGCATCATTCATATTCTTTGATTGTCCGGAGGGACGGCAATTTTGGTACAACATAGTAGACGAATTAAGATCAGAAATATAATATTAATCATTTAAAAACAAAGAATCGTGAAAAAGTTTACATTAGCATTTATCGTTTTAATCGCTGCTTTTGCAGCAAGTGCAATCGCTCAGATCAAAGAATCACCGAAACCGGAACAAGTAGCTTCCTATCGCATGGGCGTTATCAAGTTGTACAAGGTAGCTGATACCTTCGAGATCAAAGGACTAGTCAAACAGGACGTCACCACGATAATGACTGTATCGCTAGGAACTAAGGAACAAGCGGTCGCCATCATTCAGTCAATGCTTGATTACTCCGGAAAGGAAACCGTACCTTTGAATAATCCTTCTGATAACATCGCCCGGAACATGGGTGCAATGATGGGAGGATGGGAGATCGGAATAACGCAAATGTTCGCGTCCTCCATCATGGTAAGCAAGGGTGAGTTAAAGAAGATGTTGAAAGCAATAAGTGAGTAGCCATGAAAGTAAAAACTAAGATTCACCCGGAACTAGACGAAGTATTCGAGTACATAGGGAAGAGAGTACAATGTGTGGAAGATGATACTAGACGGGATGACCAATGCGAATCTTGCGCCTTCCACGGATCACTAAGATGTAATACCATAAGTTGTGCGTCACACGAGAGAGACGATATGAGAGACGTTCATTTTATAAAAGTAGATTAACCATGAAAACAAGATACATCCAAGTTCCCGTAGACGAAACGTTTAAGCTAGACGATGGTACGGAAATAGTTTGCAGAGAGGACCCGGCGTTCGAATGGATAAGCATGTGTGAAGGCTGTCCCCTGCTGAGTAAGAATCACCGGATGAAGTACGGAAAAGGTTGCATTCACTTCGAATGTTCCGGAGACAAACGGGATGACGGGAAAGATGTTCACTTTGAACTGGTGACGCCATGAAAGGAAAGATAGCCGAAAGATTCCTAACTACTTGGTTCCCGAACGAATGGAAGGAGGCGGAGGATGAGATTAAGTTCGACATGCTGATGGAATACCCCGAATCAATTCTCTTCCCAAAAGAATCCGATAACAGGCTAACCAAGTATGTAAGGAAACAGTTCTATGAGGAACTGAGAGAGAAAACGATCGAGAGGTTGCGTCCGTTCCTAGATACCTATGAGTATCTCACACCGAACGAGAAAAAGGAATGGGCGGCGAGGCAAAGGAAGAGACAAGGTAGGCGTTATGTTTTGGGCATCCTAGAGAAAGACGCCGAAAGATTATCGAAGATTATTAAAAACTTTAAAGCAGTAATGGAGGAATTGAAAGATGAAAATATTGAATTGGTTTAAACAGTCGAATCGGTGGAAGCACCTAGTGTACGGCTTCCTAGTATCCTTAGTTGCCGGATTCGCATTCACCTGTGGAGCAGCCGCAGGGATGGAATTCAAGGATAGCCAATGGGGTGGCAAATGGGACTGGATAGACTTTTGGCTGACCGGAGCCGGAGCGTGGTTCGGTCTGATGATCCGGATGTTATTAAAGAATATGTTCAACTTAGATTGGCTGTGGTTATGACGTACCAAGAATATGATGATAGGCGGAAGGCTATATTAAGCGCTTACCGTGACTGGAGAATAGACTTTCCCGATATGCAATCCAAGCTAGCCGATCTAAACCGAGAATACGAAGGTCAGTCAGTAGATGATTACGAAGCCCGGCAACGGAAGATAGTCAAGGAGTACGAGGATGGGGAAATTTCTTACGAGCACTCTATCCACAAGTTATCCGAGCTAGATAAGGAGTTCAAAGAATTGGAGAGTAGCCGACCCGCCTCTACCTTCGATAACTGGGTGGAGCGTGCCGAGGAAGCTACCCGGAAGATGAAGGAGCGGATGCACGAGATCAGAACCAAGTGGGCGCACGCCTACATTGATGGTGACAAGGTGAAGATAAAGAAAGGACCATCCGGCTTACCATTAGTTGAGATGTCAGTGTTAGAGGCTAGGTTACTAGCGAACGAGATTTTAAGTATAACCAATAAACAACGAAGAAAATGATTAAATGTGTTGAATGCGGGAAAGTAATAGCAGACGGCGGTCCCCGCTACGCCACCCCGATAGGTTCGTTTTGCGGCGAATGTTGGGCTGAGAAAGACCAAAAGTTTAAAGATAATATGCTGAAACGAGCATTGTACGGACTCCGATCTATGGCGGGTGCTATCTCAGATATGAAGAAAGGAGGCAAGCGATGATGGGACCAAGTTGCGCCGTGTGCGGAGAAACCAAGATAGCTAATTTATTCATGTTCAACTATGGCATGTGCCTGTGTCACCGGTGCATGGGGATCGCCGCTCAGTCTTTTATCCATGATAATGCGGAACGGAAGCTAAAGGAAAACAAGGAGAAGGTGATTAGCGTGGAGGGCTTGCCAAAAGCAAAGTACGAGTCAATGACGGAATTTAAGGATAAGCCAAGGAAGGAGATCGAGGCGAGCATAGAAACTAAGGTGCGTGCAGAAACCGAGGCGAAACGGAAGGCAAGCCGGATAACGGAGGCGGCGATTAAGTTTGCCAACGGAACGCATGAGGCGTTGAGGGGTAAATGTTCATGTTGCGGGAAAGCGGTACACCCTTCCTTGATAACAAGGGTACCCGGGAAGTACGGATGCGAGCCGTATAAGCTTTGTCCCGACTGTTACAAAGATTACCGGAGAGATAAGGCGGAAGAGGCGGCGCAAATTAAAATGGCGGACTTATCAATCGAGAATAACAGGCTACGAACCGGATTAAAAGACTTGAAAGAGGAATATGAATCCTTCAGAGAACGAACCAGTCGTGTATGGTGGGGAGTAGCGGTCGCCGGATTCGCGATCGGTACACTACTAACATTAATGTTTTTAAATCCAAGATAACAATGAAAAATGAAATCAATCATACTTTCGATAATTGCGGCGATCGCCGTGGGACTAGTTGCGGGTGCAGCGTTCGTATTGCTAATAGCCCTTCTACTAGGTGTGTAGATGTTAGGCAAGTCGCTAGAATCTTTAATGTGCGGGCGTTCGTCTTTATGCAGTTCATGAGACAGATGGGATACAAGCCGGAGCTAGACCCAATGAAAAAAGGGTCGCCTCGTTACCTTTGCCCGGCACACGTTATCGAGGATAACCGGATCGAGTTCCAAGAGTTTTGCCGTAACCTGTTTGAACGCCGTAGCCCGTTATCGGTAAGCGAGGAGAGAAAGAAGATGGTGAACGGCTGTCTATCCACCACCCGATATGAAGCGGCGCAATTCGAAGAAAAGCTAGCAGCGAAGGAATCCCGTACCAAACGCCTCATCCGGATAGGTCGGGAACAACCGGAAGCCGGAGAGATGCCGCCGATCTATGAGGTCCGGCACTACGCAAATGGTGGCGTTTCTATCTTCGAATGGGACGGATCATCATGGGTATTCTTGGAAGGGGAAACGAATTCACTGCTGAAAAATAGCTTTCTAAACCACATTTGCGAGAAATATGCAATAATGTTGTAAAACCTTTTCTTAATTTCATAGTGTCAAACGAGGACTTTTCGGTGTGATTGCCGAGGGTCCTCGTTTCTTATTTTCGGGAGACGGTAGTGTTTTGTGCAAAGTAGAGAAATGTGTGATAAAACGTTTCCGAAATTAGCCTGTATAAATGTTTACAGTAGCGAGGCAAAACCTTTGAATCACCCTATTTTTGCCAAAAAATGGAAGAACAGTTTTTCACCCCTATCTAGGGTCCGAATTTTTCATTGCGTCTTTTTGATTAGTTTTGAATAGTTTGGATACAAAGGTGCTGTGAGGCGAAAATACGGAAGCGAGAATATTTACATAACATTAAAAACGGTAGTTTTCGAGGGTCCATATAGATAGGAAGGCAGGGAAAACGGGAGTCCCCTAGTAGCTTCATAAGTGATTGAAATACAGTAAGATACAAACCAAGTAGGAGAAAATGGATAGGTAGTGATTTTTTACCAATCATTGTAACTTGCTCATTTCAAGGTAGTTAACATATTTAAAGATAGATGCCTATTTATATATCTATCATTGTAAGTTACTGATTATTAGTTAGTTATGATAGGGATGATAGGAAAATAGGTAAAAATGGGGTATTTGCTATTACAAGAAAAAAAACGGTGTGTTGATGAATTGTGTTAATTCGATTATGTTAATTGAACATCGCAAACCGTGTTTTTCTGATATACTCTTTGAGATTTTCCTATCGATCTATCCATTTTCTGTAAATAGCAGTGAATCAGTGAGTTACAGGTGATAGTAAAAAATCACTACCTATCACCTTTTTTGTAAGCGTCTGAGAATCACGTGTTTATAGTGATTAGTAATCTATCCACCCGATTTTGCAGTGAGATGACCTAGCGATTCACGGCCCCATCCGGCACGCCATAACTTGGTCCGGTCCTCTTTGGAATCATCAGTTGTTTCTCTTACCTTTGCCGCATTAAATAACCACGCATGTGTACATTGATATGGCAAATAAATTATTAAACGATATATACGACCCCTACTCCGGCGATGAACTGTGGAGTCTTTACACCGCACGATTCGGCAAGACGCCGCTATTCACGGAACCGGGACAGCTACGGGAAGTGTTCGATGTGTACGTCCAATGGTGCCGGAATCACCCGATCGAGGTGCTTGATTACGTGAAGTCGGGGATGAACGCAGGACGTAGTTACACGAAGAAAATGAAACTGATGGTAACTGAATTCGGATTTACTCAGTTCCTCGGCGCAAACGGGAGCTACCTAACCGACCGCATGAAGAGTTACAAGGATATGCACGAAAAGTTTGGAGATGCGGAATCAGCGAAGTTCATGAGAGAGATAGATAACATCCGTGAATGGATTCGTGACGACATGGATAAATCGGCGATGGTAGGACAGTTCGATGCCACTTACACCGCCAAGCTAAGAGGGCTAAAGGAATACAGGGATGTCACCAGTGGCGGCGAGAAGGTAGAAGGATCATTGAAGGTGGAGGTACTCAGCAACGAAGCAGCAGGTAATTTGCAGCAGTTGCGAGGCATTTCCACTAAGAGAGAAAGGAAAGCTAAAGGAGTTGAGAACTTAAAGGATAAACCGAAGGAATGAAAACCACGTATGTATTTGACAAGTTATTAGCAGCAGCCGTGGACCCGAATATCCGCGGGGTATCCAGTCGAGGCGGAACACGATCCTCGAAAACATGGTCCATGCTGCAACTAATCTACTTGATGGCTACTCAATCGGAGAAGCCGCTCCTTATTTCGTGTGTCACGGATACATTGCCCGGCGTGAAGCGTGGTATGTTCCGTGACTTCAAACGTATGTTACAGGATGAGGGGGTATGGTCCGAGAAGCGGATGCAGTACACCGAGATGATCTACACCACGGAGAACGGGTCACAGATCGAATTTTTCGGGTGCGAGAATTCCGCTAAGGTATTCGGTCCCGCCCGTGACATCCTCTTTGTCAATGAGGCGCAAAGGGTCCCTAAAGAAGTGTTCAGACAGATGGCGGTCCGTACCCGTCTCATGCTATTCGTTGACTTTAATCCAGTCAAGAAGTTTTGGGCACACGAGTACTTTGTAGGAGACAACATGGTGGAGATAGTTTCCACGTATCGCGATAATCCGTATCTGACGCCCGAACAAGTCGAGGAAATCGAATCCAACAGGAACGATGAAAACTGGTGGCGGGTATTCGGTGAAGGCGAGACAGGCGGAACCGAGGGTCTGATATTCCCGGAATACGAGATGGTGCAGGAATTCCCGGCTACCGCTAAATTCTGTCTTGGGATGGACTTCGGTTTCACGGGTGACCCTACGGCGATCGTGAAAGTAGGTTTCTTGGATGACGTTCTGTATTTGCAGGAAATCGCATATACGCCCGGTCTGCTTAACTGGGATATCGCTACGCTGCTTAAGTCGAAAGGGCTGCATAAGGTTGTGACTATCGCCGATTCGGCCGAGCAAAAGAGTATCGCTGAAATCTCGTCACTGGGGTGCAAGATATTTCCTTGCATCAAGGGGGCGGGGTCCATCATGTCGGGCATCGCACAAATCAAGCAATTCAAGAAGATTTGCGTGGTTGTGGGAAGCCGAGGGATCACGGATGAGCTAGATACCTATTCTTATGTGTTGGATCGAATGACGGGCTTGTATGACGTCACAGAGGCGATAGATGACCATAACCACGCAATGGACGCTACCCGTTATGCGGTGGAGTACCTAATTGCCAAGTATAAACCGGGACGTTCCCGCAAATCATAGAATCATGAAACATTACCAAGTTGAACCGGGTCCGCCGATAGAGGAAGATTTCAATCCGTGGACCGACAGAGAATATGCGTTATGAAACAAATTAGTAAGATTAAGAGTTACAGGAACTACATCTATGTGTTCCACGTGAAGCCATTGCTACGACCGATTAAGGAGGCGTGGAAATGGACGGTCCGGAGAATCAGCCGGAAGCAACGGCTTATGGCGATGCGGGCTATCGCGAACCTTAGACCGGACGAAATGAGGGAGTTATCGGAAGATGATGCGGAGTTATTGCGCACCATGTCTGAATATTTACTACCTTCGCAGTGGATTACAAGAAATGGCAGAATCCACTACACGTGCCCACGGTTGGAGGATATCACGCTTTGGCAGATGATCGAGGCACGGATGGCGGAAACGGCGGTAGACCGTATCAAAGGATGGACCGGAGGCTACGTTCCGGAAACCATCGCCGATATGGTGAAGATGTCAAAGTTCATAGCAGGTGAGATAGACCGGGCAGATCAATTCGAACGAGTCCTGTTACCCGCCGGAGGTGGGAAAGTCGAAAGTAATCCGATTGCAGAGGCTAAAAGTGTTCTTGGAATGATACAGCTAGCAGCAGAACTGATGCACTGTACCTTCGAAGAAGCTAAGTTGATAAACTACTCCGACGTGATATTGGCGATTAGCGCAAGACACGAGGAAGTAGAGAGGCAAAAATCTAAAACTAAGTAATTATGAGTTGTAAGTATGACATTATCGATGAAGGCGGGCGTAAACGGGTAAGAGCGTTACGCCCCTTCACGGTACAAGGGCGGGACGTTTGTCCTATGGAACTAGGCGGATACGTCTACGATGCTAACACGTTGTCGCAGGACGGTAACTGTTGGATATTTAGCGGGTCACTGGAATATCCCGGTGTACGTGTTATGGATGAGGCTATTGTGGACATGGGTAACAACCTACCAAAGAGCAGCGCTAGACCTAAAGCTACTATCATTTCCGGTAATTCCCGTATCATGGGTGCTATCTCGTTTGAAACGGGCGTATCTGAGGTAGCGCAGACCCCAGCTATGTTTGAGCAAGGTGCATATGGCGCGGTGGTGGGGAGCGTTCCCGTTAAATCGCCCTCAGCTAACCGTGTGAGAATTCCGGTACCAATACATGCCGGGACTGTGGGAATGGTGGCTATCACAGGCACCGCCTACAGAGCTAGGTTAATTTCATTGAACGAAGCCGGAATCGTTGTGTCCGCAACTGATTGGGCCGTTGGCGGTCCTGCTGTTACCTTGACTTCGACAGCACCGTATATCCTTGTGGAGGTTCGCGGAGTAACCGAAACGGCAATAACTCCGGCGGACGTGACCGCAGCAGGGGTGACCGTAACACAGGCAAGGGCATCCGAGATAACCGTGTTCAATTCGTCTATCGTTCCAGTGTATAATGGTGCTGTAACTAATGCTAGTAACATGCTACGGTACACGGTATCGGGGCTATCCGCGTCACCTACCAAATCAGTCGTTCAGAATTCATACATCCGTGTGGAATGCGTGTTCGATAAACAAAATATATTCCTGGCGAATGCGGACTTTATCAAGGTCAATTACAACTTGGTATTGACGGGTGGGGTTAGCCATCACATTTCCGGTGTGTTCCGTAACACGAACATCAATACTCCGGCTAGCGTATCGGAGGTTTACGTAATAAAGGGACTTTTCAACGTGACCGATTGCCCGAACTTCGAATTTTCGTCCGTGGTGTTCCCCGACCTAACTGCTATGTATGCATCCGGCAAGACGTTCTACTTTAAGCAGTGTAACATGCCCGCAGGTTCGGCGATCCATTACTACGACCCAAAGGTGAACGTATGGGATAACATCGACTTCACCAAGGCTATGGCGGACTTAGGGAAGTCCCCGTCTAAGAATTCCACTATCAGTCTAGTAAGTTCTAACGTACAGGGAATGTATCGCCTATACAGTTCGAGCGGAAAAACCTTCTTGGCTTTAGTAGAAGCTCATGCTAGCGTGGTTAACTGGAACATAGGTAGCGTATCAGGTTATGAGAGCGTCATATACAAAGACTGCACTATTACGGGTCTTTTCACAATCAGAGGAGGCAACGTATTCGGAGGCACGCAGGACGGTGCTAGTCAGCTTGTGAACACAACAGCAACTACGATTGTAATTGACGGATCATTCAGGATCGAAGGGAACGCACAGGTAACCGATACGCCACTTAAGGGTAACGGCTACATCGGAGGCAATGCTGAATTGAAGAACGGTAATGTCGAAGGTTACATTTACATGGCTGACAATGCGAAGTACATTCCCGCCGTTGTGGCGAATCCTCCGATTATTAGAAGATTGATTCTGTCCGGAAACGCGAAAGTACTGAAACAACGGGACGCGGCATCGGGAGTAATGAACCTAGTTATGTCGGATAATGCGGTATTAGATGCCGCTATTGGATTCGTGGGAGAACTGATAATGCGGGACGATTCCCGAATCGTGCGTGCAGATGCGAATAGTGCAGCCACCGTCTACGGGAAACTTGTATTGAAAGACCGTGCACGGGTAGAAGGAACGGCGTCGGTAGACATAAGAGGGGAAATAACCTTAGTAGGAAACTTCGCTGCATCCGGTGCAAGAACGATCTACGGTAAACGCGTACTCTCTGATGTATCGCAGATAGAGGTAGCAGATGTACCACCAACTAAAACAACTTGGTAAGATATGAAATATAGTATTAACGGAACAGGTAACATAGTGGCCGAGAGAGACATATACTCTCTCGGCGGCTTTATCCCGAAAGGGGCAGTAGGCGGTAAAATCGCTAGCGAGGCGCAGTTATCGCAGGAGGGTGAGTGTTGGCTAGCAGGTGGGGACATCTCGGGTAGACCGGATATTCGTATTAAGGATAATGCTTATGTAGGGGACTTCGTAGGAACTACCGGAGTGCGCACGGACGGCGTAACTGAATTTAGTGGTAACACGTTGATACCGGGTAAAATAATAGTGCGAAATCTAATAGACACCCCGATAAACAATTTTTATGCAAAAGATTCATTCATCGGGGTGTCTATGGATGTCCTTTGCGGACCTTCTACCACTGCAACAGCGTTCCCGTTTGAGCAGGGGGACTTAAAAGCAGAAGCAGCAAAAGGGACCTTGTTTACTTCAGCGTCTATGAGATTAGATGACACTAGCGCATGTAGAAACACCGCTACCTTACGGCTAGGACGGAACACGTATTTATATATCCCAACAGGCTATAGAGCTAGGGTATTTTGGGCATACTACGACAGCTCTAAGCAACTAGCGTATTCGGGGGAATCTACAGCAGTCCGAGCAGGACTGATAAAGTTAAACCATTCAGTTTACAGACTAGCTATGGTATCCATAGTGAAGGCTGACGGAACTGCAATGACCCCCGCTAATCTGTTGGCTACCGGAGCTAAGATACTCGGACACATTAGCGGTTCCCTGTTACAGGACCTTCGTCCGGAGTCAGCTTCGGGTCAGTACGTGATGGTCAATTCTTCTTTCATTGCGGAAACCGACAACTTTGGATTGAATACCACGCAACTGCGATTCTTGGCTGGCAGAATGTACAATACTGCCATGTACACAAAGACGGATAGACCGGATTATAAACTGTATGGTACATTCCGGAATGTGGAACGGCTGGAATATACTAAGTATCTAGGTGATTCTCACAGAACCAATGCAAACCGGGATACTTACATCTCCGCTTATGATTGTCCCCTGTTACGGGTAGACAATACTACTTACAACGATAGTTTGGCTGCGGAGGGGAATTTAACGCTTCGTAGATGTATTGTCCCTAAAGCTGAATTCCTAAATGACGTTATAAACAGGAATACCTACGAAGACATAGATTTCTCCTACGCAAACGAAGACTTGGGATTCACGATGGCGGGATACACTAGATTCATTTCAAGTCATAAGCAGGGAATATACCGCATGTCCGGTGGTCCTAGTGCTTTAGGATTCGTTAGTCACAAGGGTAACTTGGCTGATACGGCTATACTGTATCAAGCAGAAGAGCGCATTCCTTTGGATGGGTCTATTATGGAGCAAGGATTATACGGAGGTGGTCAGTTACCTTATGAATACATTAAGGCGAATAGCTCTGTCCGGGTCCGGACAGGTAAACCGCTGCCTACTTTTGGCTTATCGTTCCCGTCTTTACCCGCCGGGTATTCGGTGAGAGATTTCGTTTACTTGGACGAGGATTTCATAAAACGCTCTTCTGTTACGGATCCGACCGGACTAGACACTACCTATCCATATGTGGTTATGGTATTCAGAAAGGATGACGATTCCGCAATAAATGTAACGGATTTCATTGCGCTTAACAGGACTCTGCGAATCATAGACCACACGAAAGCACCGGAGGTCACAGGATCTGCCTACGTGGGTGCGGGGTGTACGGTTCGTGGGGATGTTCAGCTACATGGCGATCCTTATGTTAACCGGGTGTTCGATGTGAACATGTGGGAACGTGGAACCGCTT